CCACCACAAAAAAATCTTATAACACTTTTTTTTTTTTATCCATTATTATATTTAAATAATTTTTTTCGTGTTTTTTTTTTTTTTTTTTTTTTTTTTTTTTTTTTTTTTTTTTTTTTGATTTAAGCACTTACCTTAGAAAGAACCACTTACCTAAGTTATCACTACTACTTAAGTAAGTTCTTCTTCCTAAGAGCTTTAAATAAATAAAAATTAAAAAATAAAAAAAATAATTATTAATTCGTAGTAGACAATTTGTGGAAAACTTAAAATCGCAGGTAAATGTACGTAAACTTTGTGAAATTGCACTTCATTGCCTGTGGAAAACTTATCTGTGCAGCTAAACGAGCCTAAATTTTTCATCTTTGCTCTTCAGACCCTGTGGAAAACTTTATTTTTCTCGGTTGTGAAACTCTTTCAGTTCAGAATAGATGAACTTGTATGCCTCAACAATCTCTTTTAGCTCTGTCTTTTCGTTTTTTTCAATCATTGATTTAGTCAGCGCAACAGCAAGGACTGTTAAATCTTTTTCGGTTAGACCTTGCTTAGCTGCCTGGCTTTCAACAATCTGGAAGTCTTCAATAATCCACTCGCCGTTTATCTTTTCAGGCTTGAACTCAATCATCTGGCCAGGCTCAACAGCCTTCTTTGAGTTCAGCTTAAAAGCCCATGGACCTTTTTTACCCTCAACGACCACTTTTTTTGTTTTGCCTTTTTCGATAACCTCAATGACCTTTAATTTCATTTAAAAGCACCCTCTTTTTAATAGATTTTGAGCACTTTAACTGGTGTCAGTTCAAAAAACTCATCAGGCAGCTTTAAATCTTTTTTTAAGCTGCGCCTAAACTGTGTTTTAAGCTCAATCATGCTGTCTTTTAACTGCAGCCTGTTTAAGTTCTTGTTTTCAAGAAACTTGATGATTTCGTCGCGAAGAGCTCGCCTTTGAGCCTCAAAGCCTGCATATTCTTCGTTTAATTCTTTGTACAGCTCAACAAGTTCCTCAAGCTCCTTTAAATCAAGCTCTTCTTCTTCTTGTTTATCTACTTTAAAATCGCAGGCATAATGATAGGGACACCAAACTGGCGAACACAGCCACAGCGAATCATCTTTTGGGCCAGAAGGCTCAGTTATTTCTTTAATTGCATCTATAGCTGCAAAGAAAAACTCTGAGTTTTTCTCAATTTCCCTTGTGAAGTGCTGATACTCTTTGAAAATTGGTGTATCTTTATTTCGCATGATTAGCAAGCCCTTATCGATTTCGAATATGTGCAGATAGGCCTGAACCTGCAAGTGATAGCGAAAGTTCACTGGCTCATTCAAAATAGCATAGATTGACCGCGCCCTTAAGAATTTTGCCTCAATAACGAATATCTCGTCATCTTTTTCTGCGATAGCATCAGCATGACCAGTAATAGTTATTCCTGATACTTCAATTGAGCCTTGCTTTTGAGTTTCAAGAATCTTAAAGTTAAGCTCTTGTTCAGCATAAGTCAAGATGCGGTCTTCGTGCGCTACGCCATCTTCGAAGGCTCTTTTTGTGTAGGAACTATAGAAGCGCCCAAGGCCGTTGTTTGTATTGAAGAGATAGGCAGGACAGCTCAGATAGTTTTCTAATTCACTAGCCCTTAAAATCACTTATTTCACCATCCTTTCGAATATCTGTTCGAATAGTTTTAATCAGCACAAATAAAATAGCCGCATTTTAGCGGCTCTCCTTTACCTTCTCTCGTAAAAGAAGCTCAACTTTATAAAGAAGCGGCACCGCTTCAGGCGCCACCTCTTTTATTTTTTTCTCTATCCTCCAGCGAAGCCGCTGGAGTTCCGCTAGTGTTTTAAAAATAATCTCTTCTTTGGTTTTAGTCTTCATTTTTAATCACCTCTAGGAGTAATTTTAAATCAGCTGTCGACAAAAAAGCAAGTATTTTTAAAAAATTTTTTTATGTTTTTTAAAAGATTTTTCCAAAAAAACTCCTGAAAGTTTTTTGACACAAATAAATAGATTTGCTTATCATTGTTTATAAGGGGGCTTTATATGAACAATAAAGAATACTTTTCACTGCTGGTTGAGGCCGTTGGAGCTCCTTTCCTAACAATGCAAGAAAAGCAGGCCATCCGCTATTGTGCAGACCTGATGGAGACTATCGAAAAAGCAATAAAAGACAGAAGACGCGATATTTTCGATGCAGCGCGCATATTTGTCGGAGATAAAGTCTTTATAAGAAGCTTTAAACTGCACGATGATCGTCAAGCAGAAGTTTGTTTTGAACAGAAGAAGAAACGCAATTTTAATACCCGCCACATCTATTATTTGCCTTACTTTCTATTTAAAAGCTACTGGGAAATCGAAAGTGCAAAAATCGATGATTTATCTTCTTCGATATACAGGCTCTACAAAGTAACATACGATTTTGAGGCAACAACCTTCAAAGAAAACGAGCTGTATGAGCTTAAGTTAAGAGTTGAGGTGTGAATAAATGTTTAAAAAGGCTTGTGCAAATCCTTACTGCAAAGAGCTGGTAGAGACAGGCAAACGATTTTGCCCAAAACATGATGCTGAAAACAAAATGCATAAGCTCCGCCGCAACTATGAATATTTAAGAATGCGAAGCGATAAAGAACTCCAAAAGTTCTACAAATCAAGCGAGTGGAAAAGCTTAAGAGAAAAAAAGCTAAAAGCAAACCCAAACTGTGAAGTTTGTGGAAAACCGGCCCAGGAAGTCCATCATCTAGTTGATTTAAAAGACGGCGGAGAAAGGCTCTCTATGAAAAACCTAGTATCGTTGTGCAAAATATGCCATAACAAGGTGCACAATAAAAAAATCAAATCGATGTGATAAAAATTTTTTATTTGCGCAGGTAGGCCCGTTCAAATCATACCGGCTTTTTGCCTAGGTCGCCGGCGCCGGCTCTGCGCATGCGGCCGCAAAATCAAATAAGGAGGTCGAGCAGACATGCCAAAGGCAGGCCGAACGCCAAAAAGGGCAGCTATAAAGATTGCTGAAGGAAACCCAGGCAAAAGAAAAATTAAAAAAGAGCTTGAATTTGAGCCACTGAGCGAAGCACCAGAGCCACCAAGCTATTTAAGCGAAGACGCCAAGGCCATCTTTAGGCGCCTTGCAGCACTTTTGGTCTCTAAAAAACTGCTTACACAGGCCGACCTTGAAACTCTAAGCGCCTATGTTGATGCTTGTGACCTGTTTATCAAATCGACCAAAGAAATTCAAGAGAAAGGCACGACACTTGTAACAAAATCAGGCTATGAGCAAATACGACCGTGCTTTACGGTTTGGAAAAAAGCACTTGAAGAAATGCGAAAATGGGGCACAGAGCTTGGTTTTACGCCACTTTCGCGCTTAAAACTTCAGATTGAGCCCGTCGAAAACGAAGAGGATCCGCTCGGAATCTTCAGCTCAAATGAGTAAGAAGTATGTTTTTGATCAAAAAAAAGCAAAAAGAGCAGTTCATTTCTTTGAAAACTACCTTTTTCATGTAAAAGGCAAGTGGGCTGGCCGGCCATTTAAGCTGCTTGAATGGCAAAAAAAAGAGCTGATTGAGCCGCTCTTTGGTTGGGTAGACGAAAAAGAAAAACGCAAGTATAGGACTGCTTTTGTTTTTCTTCCGCGAAAAAATGGCAAATCCTCAATTGCTGCTGGAATTGCGCTTTATCTTTTAGTAGCTGACAACGAGCAAGGAGCAGAAGTTTACTCTGCTGCGAACGATAGAGATCAAGCCCGCATTGTCTTTGACACAGCTAAACGAATGGTTGAGCTCTCGCCTTTTTTAAGAAAGCACCTAAAAATCTACAAGCACTCGATTGTCTACGAGAAAACAGGAAGCGTCTATCGTGTGATTTCTGCTGATGCCTACACAAAGCATGGCTACAACGCGCACGGTGTCATTATCGATGAGCTGCATGCTGCACAATCAAGAGAGCTGTTTGATGTTTTAAGCACTTCAACTGGTGCAAGAGAGCAGCCGCTTGTTTTTATTATTACGACCGCCGGCTCAAACTTTAACTCCATCTGCTACGAGCTTTATGACTACGCCAAAAAAGTAAAGGCCGGCATAATCGCCGATGAAAGCTTTTTCCCGCTGATTTATGAGGCCGAGCAAAGCGATGATTGGAGCTCAGAAGAGACCTGGAGGAAGGCGAACCCAAGCTTAGGAGAGACAATTTCAATCGAATACTTAAGAGAAAAAGCAAAGCAAGCCGAGGGGATGCCTGGCCTGATAAGCACTTTTAAGCGCTACCACTTAAACGTTTGGACTCAAGCAGAAAACAAGTGGGTTGATTTGAAAGTCTGGAATGAAAACTTCATTCACGAGATAAAAGAGGAAGAGCTAAAAGGAATGCTTTGTTTTGCTGGCCTGGACCTTTCATCAACACACGATTTAACTGCTTTTGTTCTACTGTTCCACCATGAAGAAAACGACGACTATCATCTCGATATTGTTCCCCGCTTTTTTATTCCTGAGCGAAAACTCTACGATGAAAAAAACAAATGGCGCAACGAATACAGGGTCTGGGCCGACCAAGGTCTACTTCACGTTATACCTGGTGACGTTATCGACTACAGATACGTCAAAAATCAAATACTCAAGGACCACGAAGTTCATAACATTATAAGTATGAATGTTGACAGATTGTTTCAAGGTCATCAATTAATACTTGAGCTACAAGAAGAAGGCTTAAACATTGTTCCATTTGGCCAAGGTTTTTATTCGATGTCGACGCCATCAAAGGAGTTTGAGCGGTTGATTCTTTCAAAAAAGCTTAATCACGGAAATAATGCTGTGCTTAGCTGGATGGTCGATGGCCTTTCAATGAAGACGGACCCCGCAGGAAGCATCAAACCCGATAAGGCAAGCTCAACCTCCAAGATAGACGGAATTGTTGCACTTATCATGGCAATTGACAGGTGGCTTCGTGAAATTGGAAGTGAGCGCTCAAAAAGCGTTTACGATGATCGGGGGCTGGTGATTATTTAAAATGGGCCTTTTTGATAGATTTTTAAAACGCAGTTTGAAAGTTCAAATCATTGATTCCGATGCAGAAGCTTTTAATTTCTCCGCGCAGCATCAATCAGCTGTTTTCGCTTGTGTTCGTGTTCTTTCAGAAACCATCGCTTCGCTTCCTTTAATCTTTTACAGGCGTCTTTCAAACGGAGGAAAAGAACGAGCAACAGAACACCCGCTCTACACAATACTTCATGACAGACCAAACTCTGAGATGAACAGTTTTGAATTCCGAGAAATGCTTATGGGCCATGTGCTTTTGCGCGGGAATTTTTACGCAGAAATCGAGTATGACAAGGAAGGCAAGATCGTTGCTCTCTGGCCACTCAACCCGGACAAGATGACAGTCTACAGAACTGAAGCAGGCGAGCGCCTATACGAATATATGCTTCCTGACGGTCAAAAAAAGATTTTTTTGCCTGAACAGGTCTTTCACCTAAAGGCTTTTACTCAAGATGGTTTGGTCGGCACATCTATCATTCAGGCAGCTAAAAACGCAATTGAACTGGCACAAGCAGCCGAAAACTACGGCATTTCCTTTTTTAAAAACTCAGCCAGGCCATCTGGTGTGCTAACTTACCCAGGCAGGCTGTCTGAGCAAGCAAGAGAGAACTTAAGAAAATCGATTCAAGCTCAGTATTCTGGCCTTTCAAAAGCGCACCGCATCATGGTGCTTGAAGAAGGCATGAAGTGGGAACAAATCGGCATTTCGCCTGACGATGCTCAATTTTTAGAGATAAGAAAGTTTCAGGTTGAAGAAATCGCAAGAATTTTTAGAGTTCCACCACATCTAATTGGGCATCTCGAGCGCTCAACCTACTCAAACATTGAGCAGCAGTCAATCGAATTTGTGGTGCATACCATTCGGCCGTGGCTTGTTCGCATCGAGCAGGCTATAAACAGTCAGCTTCTTTTAGAAGATGAGAGAAAGCTTGGCTATTTCGCCGAATTTAAAGTCGATGGTCTTTTGCGTGGCGACATCGAATCACGCTATAAAGCTTACTCAATTGCTCGGCAGTACGGCTGGATGAGTGCAAACGAAATCCGCGAGCTTGAAAACTTAAATCCACTTCCACCTGATGTGGGTGATACCTACTGGGTTCCTCTAAACATTTCAGCAGAAAGAGAAAATACCAAAGCAGAGCTACGGGCCGGAAACCCAATTCAGACGCGCGAAATCAATTTCAGGCGCACACATAAAATCATGAAAAGCTTTGCTCCTGTCTTTTTGGAATTTTTCGAGCGAGCAATCAAAAAAGAGAAAAATGACGTTCTTGTAATCTTAAAAAAGCTTTATCGCTCAAACAAATTGACAGATGCCGTGCTTAAAAATGAGCTCGACAGATACTATAAGGAACACGCCAGGTATCTTGCAGAAAAAATCGAAAAACCGCTGGCTGCCCTCGCAGCGATTGTTGAAGCTGAACTAAACGAAGATTTAGAAGGAAATTACACCATCGACGAGCTAGACAAAACAAAGATTAAGCGCTCCATCATAAGAAAGCACATCTCAAGAAGAAGAAACAGACTCCACAAGAAATTGAATGATGCCATTGAAAATAACAAAGACCCGGTCGTTGCAGCCGAAGAAGACTTCGAAGACCTTGAAGAGCAAGCCGAATTTGATGCGCAGTTTATGACCAACTACGCCTTTAACAGCTTTCAACTCTCTATTTTTAAGGTTGCTCCAATTGTTGCGCTTGTCTGGCGAAACGTTAGTGAAACCTGCAGCATTTGTGAAGAGCTCGATGGGAAAAAAGTGATGCCTGGCTCTGCATTTGTTCAAAGTTCGCAAAATATAACTGATGAATATGAAGCAAGAGAACCAAAATTGCACCCGCCACTTCATAAAGGGTGCGACTGTATATTAAGTGCAGAGGTGATTTAAAATGCCCGTCTTAAAAGTGAAAGACTGGCCACTTGTCGACAAAGAAAGAGGCTGGGATGCTGATGCAGCCCGGTCAAGAATTCAAAAATGGGCAGGCGGCCCCGACAAAGAAAACGTGGACTGGAATCGTTACGCAAGCTGCTTTTTGTACGTTCGAGAAGGAGAAGAAGAAAACTTCACAGGATACTTGTTCCCTTACTGCGACATCATTGATGGAGAGCCCCACATTGTATTTAAGGCAGCTGTTGCGATCGTTGCTATCTTGAATGGCGCTCGCGGTGGAGCTAACATAACAGAATCTGAGCGAAAAGCTATCTATGAAGAGGTCGTAAAAATCTACAAGAAATTCAATGAAGAAGCTCCAGAGCTAAAGACTCATCTTGACTTTGAATACCGCTCATTTAGCTGTGAGGTAAGAAGCGAGGAAGAAGAGAAAAAGGAAAAAATTGTTGGCTATGCAGCTATATTTAATTCGATGTCAGAAGAGCTCGGTGGCTTTTATGAGATTATCAAGCCCGGAGCCTTTAAAGACAGCCTTAAAAACGACGTAAGAGCCCTTTTAAACCATGACCCCAATTTTGTCTTAGGGCGCACAAAATCAGGAACGCTGAGACTTAAAGAAGATCAAAAAGGGCTTTATGTTGAGATTGATGTGCCTGAGACTTCATGGGCAAAAGACCTTTTAACTTCAATTAAACGAGGAGACATCAATCAGATGAGCTTTGGCTTTCGCGTAATTGAAGATGACTGGAGTGAAAAAGATGGAAAGCTCATAAGAACATTAAAGAAAGTTGACCTTTTCGATGTCTCAATTGTTACTTTTCCTGCCTACCCGCAGACCGAGGCACAGGTCAGAGCATCAATTAAAGAGCTTGAGACTGCAATTGATGCGCTCTCAAAGAAGCTAGAAGAGCTTGCCCGTAGCTCCAGGGGGAGCGATTCAAGCGCCAGGTGGCGTAGCGAGCTTGAGCTTTACAAGCACAAGCTAAAACTCATCAAATTTAAATTCGGAGGTGAATAAAAAATGACGCGCGAGCTTAGAGCAAAAAGAGCAAAGCTAGTAGAAGAAATAAGGGCGGTCATTGAGCAGTGCGAAAAAGAAGAGAGAGGCTTAAGCGCTGAAGAAAAAGAGAAGGTCGAAAAGCTCGAAAAAGAAATCGAGCAGATCGATGAGCTCATAAAGAAGCGCGAGGAACTCAAAGCAAAGGAGCAAGTTAAGGAAGAGGCAAGAGCTGCTATCTCTGATGCAGTAAGAGCCTTCCGGCACTATTTAAGAACCGGTGAAGTGCCAGGCGAGACCAGAGACCTGAAAGTCTCAAATGCCGGCGGGTACTTCGTTCCGACAGAGCTTTTAAAGACCTACTATGAGGCTCTTACCGAATCTGCGTTTATGAGACAGATTTGTCGTGTGATTCAGACAAACAGCACGACTAACATTCCTGTTGTGTCATCTCATGGAACTCCATCCTGGGTAGCCGAGACCGGAACGGCAACTGAGGCCGACCCAACAATCTCTCAAGTCACTCTTGGTGCTTACAAGCTTGCATATATTCTCAAAGTCTCTGAAGAGCTGCTTAACGATTCAGCTATCAACATTGAGCAGTTTGTCTTGAAAGAGTTCGGTCGCATCTTTGGCCTGGCCGAAAACGATGCCTTCGTTAACGGTGATGGAAAGAACAAACCAACCGGCGTTGTCTATTCTGCCCCAGTCGGAAAGGTCGCTGCTGCCCAGAATGCTATCACTGCTGATGAAGTTATCGACCTTTATTACTCGCTTGAAACTCCTTACAGAGAAAACGCTGTTTTTGTTGCCAACCCAGCGACCGTTGCTGCTATTAGAAAACTTAAAGATTCAACCGGCCAGTATCTGTGGCAGCCCGGACTTGCAACTGGAGAGCCTGATAAGCTGCTTGGAAGACCGATCTACACTTCGAGCGCTGTTGACGCCATCGGCGCAGGAAAGAAAGTACTTGTTATTTTTGACCCGAACTACTATGTAATCGCTGATAGAGGCGGCCTTTCAATTGCTGTTTTAAAAGAGCGCTATGCTGATACAGGCCAGGTCGGCTATCGCGGCACTTTGCGAGTTGATGGAAAACTCGTTATTGATGTTGCTGCTAAGGCCTTACAGATGGCTTCTTCATAAACTGAGGCCTTGGGGTGAAGGCCAGAGCTAACTGGCCTTCACCCTTTTAAACAAGATTTTTCGGAGGCAAGAAAAAGATGAAGGTCAAAATAAAAATTCTTAAAGGATGCGCCGGAGCCGACTTTTCTTTCCAGGAAGGCGAAGTCGTAGAAGTTGATTCACGTCTAGCTGAAGACTTAGTAAGAGCTGAGATTGCAACCTACGAAAAGGCAGTCAAAAAGCAGGATGAAAAGGCTATTAGACAAAAACGCGAAAGAGCAATCATAAAGGCGAAGGAGAAGAGATGAAGCTAAAAAAAGAGCTTTTAATTGATGCAATAGTTCCAGAGCAAGTCTATGTTTCTTTTTTTAAAGACGAACAGGTGCTCGCATCAATCGATTTTTTAAGGCTTTCAGAGCAGGCAGCTGATGAGTTAATTGAAGAATCTACAGGCTACTCGATTTTTTTAAAGCAGTTTTATTTTGAAACATCTCCCAAAGAAAAAATCACGCTTCCGCGGGCGCCGCTTATCGAAGTAGTAAAGGTAGAAGCAGTCGATGCCGAAGGTAACACTGAAACAATTCAAGATTTTAAAGTAGAAGACGGCGAGCCAGCCGCCGTTTTAATTGAAAATGCAAAGCAAGCAGAAAAAATAAGAGTTATTTTTAAAGCAGGTTATCAGAGCTGGGCCGAGATTCCAGCATTTTTTAAACAAGTGCTTTTAAAGGCCACTTCCTACTTCTTTTTAATTCGAGAGCCCTTCTCTGATGAAAAGCTATATGAACTTGCGGATTTAAGAGAGTTGCTTAGCTTTAAAAAGCTTTTTTACTGCGAGGATGATTAAAAATGCTTGTCAACTCTGGTGCTTTGACTGAAAAGATCGCAATTTTAAAGCGGCAGGAAACGCAAAATGAGCTTGGCGAGCGCAACGCGTACTATGAGGTCACTCAAGCATCAGCGCGCATCAGACCTTTAAAGCCTTTCAGCCTTCAAATTAAAGAGTCAGAGCACTTTTTTGTCTCTTATGAGCTAACGATGAAAGGAAACATACTAAGCCCAAACGACAGGGTTGAATGGCAAGAGCGCACATTTACTGTTAAGCAGGTTTTTTATGACAAAAAGACTAATGTCTTAAAAGCAGTTTTAGTTGAAGAGGTAGTCGAAAATGAAGATCTTGATTGATGAGCGCTTTTTAAATCAGCTTGAAGGCTTTAAAGAAAAAACAGAAAAAAACATCGAATCGGGCATCGAAAAATTTGCCAATGAACTAAAAGAAGAAATTGAAAGAAGGGCGCCGGTATCACCAATACAAAAGCCCGTAAAGATTAAAAACTCGATTATTGCAGTCAAATCAGGTTTTAACGAATGGACCGTCGGCGTTAAACGGGATGCCTTCTGGGCCTATTTTGTTGAGTTCGGCCACGCCATTAAAAGAGAAAAAAGAGGAAAAGTGCTTGGATATGTGCAATCAAGGCCGTTCGTTCGGCCAGCCTTTGAATCATTTAAAAAGCGAATAAAAACTTTTATAGGTGAATAGGACATGCTTGAAGCTTTTGTATTTTCAAAGTTAAAAGAAACCC